TATTGCCCATTGTTGTTTGGGCTTTAGCTAATAGAGGAACATTATCGTATAGTCTTAATATTTCTGAGTTTTCAAGAATCGTAAAAATTTGACTGTTTTGGAACTCAAAAGTGTAATTGGTAAAATCAGCAAGCCCTTCAGTTTGTTTATTGAATTTTTCAATAATTCTAATTGTAGGGAATTCATTTTCTTTGAACAATAGTTCAATAGACTTTACTAATGGTCCACCGGAATTATAAGTTATAACCGCCATATTAGCACTCCCACTCATACCTGAATTTAGTGCAGTTGCGAAATCATATCTAAAACTGTTAGGCAGAAATGCGGGTTTGCTCCATTGAGATGTAGCAGAATATTCATTGTCTTCATATCTGTACCTATAAGCAAAACATATAAACCTTTCTTCTAAGAAGTTATCTTGACTACTTGTTGGAGTTGGGACAACAGTAGGTGATGCAATAGGTGGCTGCTTAATAACAAGGATAGCCTCATTAAAAAACCCATCAACACCCGCAACAGGATTAGCATAATTTCTTTTTACATTGATTTGTCTTGGTTGATTAAAATCATCAGTCCAATACAATAAATCTTCTACCTTATTAACTCCTGTAATTAAAAATTTAGGGTCAAAGTTTAAAGTGGTATTAACATTAAACCCTGCATTTACGCTAATTAAATGATATATTAAAGTATTAGTAGTGGTACTAAATGAAACTACTAAATCTATTTTTCCTGTTGGTGAAGAAGGATAAAGGTCATCGTGTACAAACCAATAAAGAGTCTCATTAGTGCCGTCATCAAAAGCACCTATACATCTTGCACGAGAACTTAGTGCATTGCCATTATAACTAAGTGTAGTTAACGCAAGGTTCCCTTTGGAGTTCTCTATTACACCAACCTCTGATTGCTCAGTAGAACCCATACGAACATTAAGAGCATCGATATACTCTCCGTTAGGTACAAGCCGTTCATCAACGGACTTGTTCATTCTACCTGCTATAAAATTTCTTGTAAGGTTTGCCATATTATTTTAGCCACTTATCTCGCCCTCTTAGATTCATTAACAATCTACCGGGATGAATATTACTAATTCTAATTTTTGCGTTTCTTAATAAAGCTGATTTTCTTTTCTTTGCTCTATTAACAACATACTCTTGAACCCCGTATTTTGAACCTAGAATTGCATACTCAATGGCTGCATATACATAATCTTCAAACATTTTGTTTACCGTTACGGTACTATCATTTCCATTCTCCATACCATCAGATACATACTCAAGGACAATTAATTTATCCTGAAGACCTGAACTGAAGTTAATGACTCCACCTTTAGGATTTATTTTAAAGGTAGGATTATTGTTAGCAGTCTCAGTGTTTAATCCAAACCTTGCTCCAATGTTTCTTTCAAAATACCAATCACCCCCGTCATTATATCCGCTAAGTCCATTAAAAGGAGATTGCGAATTTAGATAAATGCTCGGTTGTATAGAGAAAATTCTTACTTTATCTAGTTCTGAAAATTGAGGAGACAATGCATTGCCGTCTTGGTCAAATAAAATCTTGCCTGTGTTGTCTTGAAGATACGCTGAAGACCAATTTGTCTGAATATTTTCGCTGAGAGGGAATAACACTCCCTCGGTTTGCACTGATATTCTAACCCAATTGACATAGTCAGAAGGTAAAACATATCTAAGTTGGTCATCGATACTTAACTCTAGTACTTTAATTTCCTTAAACGCATCGTAGTTTAATTCTTGTATAGCACGTTTTGCGTGAAATAGAATCTTAAACCTTTCTTCGTTATTTATTAAGCTATGGTTTCCTGCATACATCAACATAAAATTGTTGACTATGTCGTAGAGGGATACATATTGATAAGAACCCCAATTAGAATTTTCCGGAGCAACTCCTCCGTTTTCGTAATACTGATATTGTGAAATATATGCCATCGTATTTATTGTTCTGATTGGTTATCTAATTGTTCAAGACCCTGTGCAAATTGAACTGCACTTGCTTCACGGATAGACATACCTGCATATTGAAGTATCTTACTTATCAAGTCCGGCTCACAATCAAGTGGTAATTCAAAGTCTTGATAATCAGCTTGCGATTGGTCAAATGAAGGTTCTCCACTTACCAATGTAATAAACGTCCACTTAGGGTCTAAGGGATACCTAATATATTGTGATGCTACTTGTCCTATGTTGTTTATAGTATTAGGAAAAGCAAACATAGTATTGTCCTGCTGCGAGTATGCAGGGAATGTAAGAGTAGGCTTTGTTAAAATAGAATTATTCAACATAGTAATCTTGCTATGTGTAACCTTTTCAGCCTCCTCTACGGAGTCTGTGTATATATTATATACTATACCATTTGAATTAAATGGTTCAGTTTTAACAACACTTTCTGTAGCTGATAAAAGTGTTTCAGAAGCTACTGATAAAACCGTAACATATTGAGTAATACCATCGCTAACTAAACCAATGACATTACCTGCCTTTACCCCATTCGTTATGAATGTAGCATTTGCATCTATTAAATCTGTTTCAGGTACTGCGACACCTGTAGTTGCACCACTTGCTATAAGGTTGTTATATATAAGAACCTTATTTAAAAGGTAGTAGTCGTCTCCTGTTGTCGTCTGAGACGGCAAAGAATATACGTTAGTATTTGTCGGAGGAATAGCACTAAGAGTAAGTGGGTTAAATACGGAAAACATTTCAATGAGTTCCTCTAAACTTTTTCTTATATCCGCATATCCCGTACCTGACTGACGAGCATTTTCTTTATTTATCTGATAGTTGTACTGATAAAAGTATGTCTCGAATAAATCTAACTGTGCCTGCTTCGCAAATAAATTGAAATCAGAAGGAGAGACATATCCGTAATTATTTTTGTTCAGTACAGACAGAACTGTATTTCTCACTGAGTTAATCATCTATAAACCTTTTAGCAAAGATAACAAAAAAAAAAGACCCCTTCTTTTTGAGAAGGGGTCTTACACTTATAGAGCATTGCTATATTATAGTAATTTCTCAAGTAGTTTATAGTTTTCAATCCCATCATCTGACTGAAGGAATGATGATACTATCATCATAGGCTCTTCGCCATAAGGAATATTTAACATTTTTGTTTTATTTGAAGTGGTATTAAACCATACTTCTTTGTTGTTTTTTCTAAAGGCTAATAAACCTTTTTCAAAAAAGAGTGATACGTTAGCTTGCAATTTTAATGCAGGGTCATTAATCACATCAAGAAAGTCTGCAGGGTAATTCTTAGCATAAACTAAGATGTCTCTACGAAGTTCTGATGTAGATACCTTAGTTACATCTCTATTAAAAAGAACTCTTGATACCATCTCTATTTGGTCTACCTTCATTCCTCTTGCTGCAATTAGAGCATCAACTTCAGCATTAAGTCTTTCAACTTCAGCATTAGCATCACGCTCCTCGTTAATTTCTTCAAATCCCACTCCATTTAATGGGTGAAAGTGAAGGAACTCTTGTAGTACAGGATTGTTTTTTAAGACAGATAAAAACCCATCTTCAAAGATAATAGGTTCTAAGACTGCGTTTCCATCTTGCTCATCTTCGAAAGGACTTTTTTGGTTTCTTGCATATCGCAGAGCACGATTACTTCCTTGTTCTTCATCAAAATGTAAAAGAGGGAATTGTGTAGTGTGCCTTGTTGGCAACATAAAAGATAAAGGGGATGCGTCTTTTGTTAGCTTGTATACCTTATCGGTAAACACTTTTTGTTTTGTATTCATTATAATATAATTTAATTAGATTTTAAAAAAAGGGAGTGTCTTTAAAGACACTCCCCTGAATTTATTTCTCCTAGTTTTGGAACAAGAAGAAGTTGTTTGCACCTAAAGTACATACTGCTCTTTCAGAAAGGAAGTTTACCTCCATTGCATCAAGGTCAGAAGTCTCAGCACCACCGGCAGAACCTGTAATCCAAGTCTTGTAACGTCTGTCTTCTGTTTCAGAAGCACGGTAACGCACGTGTAGGAAAGGACGCTTTGCGTTCTTACCAAGGATTTGGTCATATACGGTAGTAGAACCTGCAGGAACTAACAATCCACTTACTTTACCTGAACCTGCTGCAGTTGGTAAACCACCACGCATTGTTGGGTCATTCAAGTATTTCCAATCAGACTTGTAGAAATCATAACCTCTACGGAATCCTGTGAAACCTAAGTTAAGAGCCATGTCCTTGTCGTTTTCGAAAAGACCATAAGAAGACCCACCTGCTCCATAAGAGTTTTGTGCTGCCAACATATCGTCAATTGAGAAACTAAAGTTTCTGTCAACAAAGATTACGTTCTCTTCGATAGAACCTTGCTTATCTAAACGAGATACGATAGTATCAAAGTCTGCAAGTCCAACAGGGAAACCACCGCCCCATACGTTACCACGTAGATTAACTACGTAGAAAACACCTTCAGAACCTTTGTAGCCTGCTGCTTGAGCACCTGAAGCGGGAACAGCACCTGCTGCTGCTTCTGCAGGAACTGCCT